TCGATAGACTCAATGTTTGAAAAATCAAAAGAACTAGCATCCACAAACTCTTGAGCGTTTTGGAACTGAGTATACTTCCTCATGAAACTGGAATTTAATAACTCATCTAGCGGAACGTTTCCGCTTAAGTTTTCTAATTTTTTCTCTAGTTCTTTGAAATCAAATTTTATATCCATAAAAACACCTCCTTTCCCCAACACAATTATAGGCTTGAAAGAAGGTTACAACAATATGAAAGGAGAAAGAAAATGGATTTTGACGAACTAGTTTTTGATTCGTTACAAAGAAATCCGCAGAAGTTAATCAATTTATTAATGAATAGCGGATTTAAAGTAGTAGCAATGAAAACAGATTTAACTACTAAAGAAATGTGCGAACAAGCAAACATTAATTATAAGAGTTGGTTGCAAAGTGATGTGCGTAATGACCCACGAATTGTAGCGATGAGAGATACAACTAGTGGGAGAAATCATCAATACAAATCAGCTGATGTGGATAGGATAAAAGAAATCTGGAGAGAAAGTAGAAGCAAATGGAGGTGAAAAACATGGATAAGAAAGCTGTTGGGGAGAAGATAAAAGAGATACGGTTAAACAGAGGAATGACGTTGAAAGAGTTCGGAGAGTTGTTCGATGCAGCAGAAAGTATTGTTCTTAGATGGGAAAATGGAACATCATTACCTAGTAAATCACGTTTAAAGAAACTTGCGGATTTAACAGGAATGTCGGTTAGCGAATTTATCACAAATCACACTGGAGAGAAAATCAAAGAAATTCGGTTAGGGTTAGGCGAAACGATGGAAGAGTTTGGAGAAAGATTTAATACCAGCAAAGGTACAGTAAACAACTGGGAAAAAGGTCGTAACTTACCTAATAGAAAAAACATGAAAATGATTGCTGAAATGGACAATCAACCGATAGCGAGTGTGATAGGTAAGAAGATTAAATTAATCAGACAAAACAAAGGTTTAACTTTAAAAGAGTTCGGAGAAATAATAGATGCGCCATTAAGTGCAGTTAGTAACTGGGAGCAAGGATTAAACCTACCTAATAAAAAACGCTTGAAACAAATTGCTGAAATCGAAGGGCAAACAGTCGTTAGTTTCGTGGAATCCTCTAATCACCTAGGAACTAAAATCAAGGAAATAAGATTGAGTCTAGGAGAAAATTTAGAAACGTTCGCAGCAAGATTCGATGCGAATAGAGGTCTAGCTTCAGCATGGGAGAATGGAAGATTTATACCCAACCCCGAACGACTACTCACAATCGCTAAACTAGGTGGGATGACCGTAGAACAACTACTTTATGAAAACCCACTAGCTAAATTCAGTACGGATGAACTTATCGCAGAACTAGAAAGGAGAAAACCATGAGAACAGAAAAGAGATTAAAGAACACAGTGCCTTTTAAGAAATCCCTCTCGTGGTATTTCAAAGGTCTAGGAATCGTAGGTGTTAGTATCATTGCAATCTTATCAATGGCAATAACAGTTCTGTTGTACGTAGGCGAAGGAAACCATCATCACACAAATAAAGTAAACCTAATGAGAGAAGATAAATATATAGAACCTGATTTTCAGGATACGTGGAAAGTGAAGGAGAATAAATAATGTTTAACGAAGAAATGCTAGAAATGGTAACTACATCCATAAAGGTATTAGATGCCTTGTATGAAAGCGAACTAGATTTTGATGAATGTATCGATGTGTTAAACGTTTTAGTGTCTAGTTTTGAATTTGGAGAAGCTGTTGGTAATGAGTTTAATAAAGGAACTTTTAAGACTTTAAAAGATAGTATGCAAAAAGAGGTAAATGACTACAAAAAACTAAAGGAGAATAAATGACATTCGAAAATTTGCACGCACACTACCTAGACCCACCCGAACCTAAAGTGTGGGGGTATGACTATAACGGATTCGAAATCTATACGGGAGATAGGTACTACGAGCATAAGAAAGATAAGGTTTTGGAAGGTGATATTGAAGAATATTTAAGAATGGTTTATCTAACAGAACCACCAGTTACGAATATCGTTACCTATGACTGGAAAAGGAATAGAACAGATATAGAAGCGAATTATTACAAATTACAGGGCGATTATGTAAACGAAGATGAAGTAGATGAATACTTACAAGATACATTCCTTATTGAACCAATCAGAATCGCAGGTGAATAAATGGGAGATGTTTACTTAACCGATGATTTACTTGATTCGAGATTACAACACATTCTGTACGGGGATAAAATCATCGGAAAAATCATCATGAAGAACGATTCATACGAATTACATTTGTATGAACCGCAGCACAGAATGACAAGACACAAAACTTTTAAGGAGGTTGAAGAATTATTAAAAAACGTATTGAAATCATTAAAAGAACAGAATCAAGGGTAATTTTAGATATTGAAGCAGATTTTATTGACCCTATGATTTTTGAAAAATACATGAAATACGGAAAATCTGTGGAAGATGTTGCAGTAGAGATAGTACAGAATATCCCGAACGTGAAATCATTCCACATTGAATCTAAAGGAACAAGAAAGGTGATGGAATACAAAGGATGAAAAATAAAATTTCAGTAACAGATAATATTTCGATTGAAATTTCTAAACACAAAATTGAGGTTTTTACATTTCTTCCATTTAACATCCAAGTTTATTTTGAAGAAACAATCAACGCTACGTTAGACGAAGACGGTGAGATGTTCGGGAAAAAATATCAATTAAACATTTTTTCTAAACCAAAATATCTGGATGAGTGCATGTCAGTACATGATGTATCATCCACAATCAGTAATTACAAAGACTTAAAAACGTTCTGGAAATTCGTCGAAAACAACAAAAAGAATTTATTCGAAATGG